CGTGTCCCCATCATCCGTATCTCAGGGCGTGTAGTGTCGATCACTCACCGTCGTGTACGATATGGTATGGTCCGGTTCATGAAAGACCCTGCCCGTATGAGGAACTTCTGGCGGTCGATTGCTACTGAACAACTGGGGTATGCCCCTAAAGCTCAGTGGATTGCCACAGAAAGTTCAGTGACGGGTCGTGAAGATCAGATGCGGAAGGCTCACCTCACTCGTGATCCTCTCCTGATTGTTAACGACGAAGCCGTCATCGATCAGACGATCAAAAGGATCGAACCTCCTACTCCTCAGATGGCGCTGCTCAACGAAAGTCAGCTCCTCGTACAGGATATGAAGGATGTCTCTGGTATGCAGGACGCCTCCCTCGGTGTTCCTAGCAACGAAACCAGCGGTCGTGCCATCATCGCCCGTCAAAGGGAAGGTGACGTAGGTCAACTGACGTTCCATGACAACGGCAACGCCGCCATCCTCGAAGGTGGTGACGTCATCAACCAATTGATTGGACAAATCTATGACGGTACACGAACTGTACGACTCGTGGGTAAAGATGAATCTCTCAGACTCGTTAAAATCAACGATCCGATGGATCCCAACTCCCCGAACCTTGCCGTCGGAAGCTACGACACAGCTCTCCAAACTGGCCCGAGTTACACCACTCGTAGGGTAGAAGCTGCTCAGGCAATGATGGAAGCTGTCCAGGTATGGCCTCAGCTCATCCAAGTCGCCGGTGACGTAATCGCCAAGGCACAAGATTGGCCTGGTGCAGACGTCCTTGCAGACCGATTGATGAAGACTATTCCTCCTCAGTATCTGTCTCCAGAAGAGCAACAAAAGTTGAAGGATGAAGGCGGCGGTCAACCTCAGGGTCCGACACCGGAACAAATCCAGGAAATCCAACAGCAGATGCAGAAGCTCCAGCAGGAGAATCAACAACTGACTCAGAGGAACCAAGTCCTTGAAGTGAAGTACGACGTCCACCAGAAGCAGATCATGATCGATGCCTACAGGGCAGAGACTGAAAGACAGAAGGTTGATGCCGAGACTCATCACAAGCAAGAACAACTCGAAATGAATGGCTTGACTGCTGCTGCTCAGCTTCATCAAAGCGACAGTCAGCAACAGACTAAGCAAGATCATGAGTTGGACTTGCAGGACTTGACACAGTATTATCAAGAGAAGCAACTCGTAAAGAAAGCGATGCTTGATAGGGCGGCAGATAAAACTCCCGCTACGAATACCGTCCAACAGGGCGAGTAAGTACAAACAATTCCGTACCTAAGGGGACCCGCCACCCCCTTAGATCGTACGCAAACAGTGGCTATCGGTTAAGGAACCGCAATCAGTATGACTGACAATACCTTCGTCGCTCCAGACACAGATGACCTCGATGCATTCTCCTCTCTTATGTTTGGCTCGGCCAAGCCTGCAGAAGCTGTAGAAGAACCTACTCCAGATCATGACGACCTAGACGATGTCCGTGAAGACACCCCCGTAGAAGATACCGCTGATACCGTCGATGATGCCGACGCTCCTCTCGAAGATCAGGAACCTGAACCGGCCCCGCAGCCGAAGAAGAAGACTGCTCAAGAGCGCATCAATGAACTGACTGCAAAGCAGCGTGAAGCTGAACGTCAGGTCGAAGCAGAACGTGCCGATAAGCTCGCTCTCCAGACTCGACTTGCCGAACTCGAAGCACGTCTGCCTAAGACTGAAACTCCCAAGCCAGTAGAAAACAACGAAGGTCCTTCTCCCGTTGCCGTGAATGAAGACGGCAGTCTGAAGTATCCTCTCGGTGAATTCGATCCCGCCTATATCGCCGACTTGACTGTATTTACAATCGACAAGGTCACCAAGGAACGGGAAACAGAAGCCTCTAAGGCCGCTGCACAGAAGGCTGCTCAGGATCATCTCAACCAACTCAACACGAACTGGCAGAGTAAGATCAGTGAGACGGAGAAAACAATCCCTGATTTCCGTGCCAAAGGTCAAGAACTTGTTGGTACGTTCTCGAACATTGCTCCCGACTACGGAGAGTTTTTGGCTCAGACAATTATGGGTTTGGATGCCGGTCCAGAAGTTCTGTATCACCTTGCTAATCATCTCGATGAAGCACAGGCGATTGTCAGCAAAGGTCCTCTCGGTGCTGCTATTGCTCTTGGTCGGCTTGAGGCCCGATTTGCCAAGGGTCAAGAACAACCTAAACCCCGCGTGTCTGCGGCTCCTAAACCTGCTCCTAGTACCGCTCGCGGTGTAGCAGTTGGTGGTGAGGTCAAAGGCGATACTGATGATCTAGATGCTTTCTCTGCTTCGTTCTTTGCGACGAGAAAGCGCAAATAAGGACCTTAACTAATGAGTGTTTCTATTACTGTTGACCAGTCCAAACTGGTTCTCAATGCGTTCGCTGCCACCTTCCAGAATAACCTCGTCTCGGCTGATGCCGTTACTTGGAAGCAGTTCGATGGTGAGATGGATGACCGCAACAAACTGACTGTCACCGAACAGATCGGTCCCCGCTACGTCGTGACGCAGACCATCAATGGCGTGCAGGATTTGACTGGTGGTGTGCAGGCTACTGCGTTCGGCTCGGAACAGTTTACTGTCAACCGCGTCTTCGGTGCCTCGATGGGCTGGGGTGACTTCCAGAAGATTCAGAGCATCGGTGCAGCTCGTGAAAGCGAAGCCCTGAAGAATGCCGCCACGAACTTGGCAGAACAGATCGATGCCTACATCCTCAAGACTGCCGTCCTCGCAAGCAACCAGTGGCTGGGCAATCCCGCCAACGGTATCAACACTTGGGATGACTACGCACAGGCCTATACCCGTCTGAAGGAAATGGGTGCCGGTGACGAAGACCTTCGTTCCATCCTGACGTACAAAGACCGTGAGACGCTTGGTGCCTACATCCTGACCTTGAAGTCGGATGACCTCGTCGATGGAGCTTTCCGTAAAGGTTTCGATGGTAGCATCGATGGAACTCCTGTGATGTTCTCGCAGCAGCTTCCGATCCTGACGACTGGTACTCGTTCGGCTACTAGTGGTACGGTCAATGCCAACGGTCAGAATGTCAACTACCAAGACGTCGCTGTCTCGACTGCTCCGGGTCTGTACAAGACTCAGACTTTGGCCATTGGCGGTCTCGCCGCTGGTGCCACTGTCAATGCCGGTGAGAACTTCAACCTCTCTGGTGTGTATGGCTGGGACAACCGTGCCCAAGCTGCCAACGACTGGTTGCAGGAGTTCAGCGTCGTAGTGGGCGGTACTGCTAACGGCTCGGGTGTTATCTCGTTGACGATCTTCCCTGCTCTGATCGTTCCGGGTACTGCCGACGAAAGTGGTACGACTACGGTCAACACCGCCAACGCCACCGTCTCTGTCGCTCCCACGACTGCTACGACTGTGACCTTCACTGGTGCGCCTTCGACTAACTATCGTGCCCGTGCGTATATGCAGAAGTCGGCTGTTGTTTGCAACACCGTCCCTCTGACGATGCCTGCGGTTGGTAAAGCACTGACGAAGTCGTTGACTAAAGTTCCTCTCTCTGTCCGTATGTGGCAGTGGTCGAACTTCCAGACCGGTGAACATGACGTTCGTTTCGATGTCGCCATGACGGCTAACATCCGCGCCCGTGATCGTATCATCCGCGTCAACGGCTTTTCTCTAGGAGAATATAATGATTGTACAAGAACGGTATTCTCCGGTAGTTGTCGGAGTTAATTCTACTGTCGGCAGCTATGATGGCGTTTCAGTGGCGGGTTTTCTTGCCGTAACGGCAGGGACAATTTCGCTTTCTAATCAAAAGGTTCTAGCCGGTGTTCCTGTTTCAACGACGTTGTTTACTGGTATGCCCGTTGTAGCTGGTTGCTACTACCCCATCCCTTTCCGAACTCAGGGCGGCTATGTCTTTACTACTGCTGGCGGAGCCTCGGGTGTCCTCGGAGTTGTGTAATGATTAGTACATGGATGAACGATCTGTTTCTTATTATTCAAAACGTTGCGCCTATTCTTGGAGGAAAACTCGATTTCTCTAACGCAAGCAATTCGGCATTGATTGCCGTCATTAGTTTTTAAGGATACGTCATGGCTTTCCCTACTGTTACAGTTACTCCGGGTTCCGGCCAGACTGTCAATACTCTTCCTAATGCCGGACAGGCTACATCTGCTAACTCTCTTCCGGTTGTTATTGCTTCAGATCAGTCTGGTGTTAACACCGGTGCAGCAGCTTCTGGTTATGTAGATGGTTGGGATATTACCCAAGGCACGAAAGCTGACACCGCTTGGACGACTGGTTCTGGTTCTGTCATCTCAGTTCTTAAAGCAATCGACCGTGACATCAACGCCCCCATTCCGGGTGCAGTTACGACTTCTCCCCCGACGTACACTTCTGGAACGACGGCAGGTTTTTCGCTTACCACTGGCGGGGCTATGCGGTCTGATCTCTCATCGTATAATGGCACCTCTCTTACCGGCACGGTAACAGCCTACGGCACGGCTCCGACTGGCAACGTATTCGGC